CCAATCGTACGATTACCGAATACCTCTGCTTCCTTCTCCATAAGATCTGGAAGGTATTGTTGTGCCCAACCGCTAGTACGTAAATCTACGTAGTTCTCAGTTAGAGTCACAGGTTTTGCCGCGGGTACGCTATTCAGTAACGCGCCCGAGTCATTAAAATCACCTTGTGCCATTTTTTTTTAAATTTTAAATGTTATCTTCTTTTTTTAATTTTAACCTTAAATCCATCAGAAGAATCACCTAACACCTTATACTTAACTCCGCCCACATTGACTTCACTGTGGGTTTTACGAGGTCCAGTTTCAATGTTTTTATCTTTAGCTACACGCTCTTTAATTGCATCTGCTTTACCTTGCTCGTAAAAATGTTGAGCAACGGCATCTGCGTTCATTGCGGTAAATAACGATTTATGGTACGCTTCAGCATCTGTGATATGTCCTTCTTTGTTTGTAAACTTACGAACAAAATTACCTATATCACTTTGCTTCTCCATAACGTCTTTACTATTATTAACTTTAAACCTGTACTTCTTGTCTCCTACGCTAAAATCAAAACCTTCGAATTTATCGTTAAAAACACGCTTGGTACCTTTGTTAAAAACAGTTTTTGCAGCTTCAGTGGCTTGTTTCTGCTGTTTAGACTCTTGGTCATATCTGTTGAAAAAATCAATTGCTTTTTGCTGCTCTTCCGTGAGCTTGCTTCCAGCTTTAATTTCTTCGTAATATTTAGACTTTTGCCCGTCTAAATAGGCTTTAGCCTCAGCAACTTGCTCTTTTAAGGCTATTTTTTTCTTTCTTATTTGCTTTTCGTCATCTAATTCTTCATCAAACTTAAACTCCTCTTCCATTATGAAATTTCTTTCCTCCTCGCTTAGATGTGGTTTTGTTTGTTTGTAGTATTCGTGTAAAGCTTCATGACTGTCCATCTCATCAACATTCACGTTTAGTCTAACGTAATCGTTAATGTCTCCACCAGTTTCATCCATGAAATCAACAAGCTTCTGAATATTTTCTGGAAGTGGTTGACCCGTAGCCTCCGCTTGTTGAATTGCTTCAACCGCTTCTTCAGCTAACTCTTCAGCGCTCTCTGTTACTTCTTCTAGTACTGGTGCTTCTCCTTGTACTTCTGCTTCCTGCTGTACTTCTTCTTGTTCTTGTGCGGGCTCGGAACTTTCATCGCTTCCAGCCACTCGTGTGTTGTCAGGGTTATCTTCTTTAGTTTCATTGGTTGGTGGTTTGCTTAAATCAACTTTAACAACATCAGGTTCTTCGTTGAATTTTTTCATTTTAACTTTTGTGACGTTATTGTCTTGTTCTACCTCTTGGATTACATCCTCAAGGTCGGTTTGTTTGTTTTCTTCTGCCATAATAAAATTTTATAAAATATTAAACGTAGGGATTTTACAAGCTTAAACCTGCATCTCCCGTAACTATATCATTACCTGATGATTCAAACTTTTTAAGTGAATCACCTTCTTTTCTTCTATCTACTAACGCTGCTTGGTGCATAGCTTGTCTGTCTACTCTTGAGTCCTTTCTATCTTCCCTCCTAGTTTCAAGCTTACCAGCAACCTCGTTTTCCATGCCTTTTAGTTTCGAGTTTAATTCGAACTCCAGCTCCATTAACTCCTTTTTAACCTTAGCCTCCTCTTGCAAGTATGCTATTTTTAATTGGTTTTTACCTTGCTCCAATTGCATATCCGACTGAGCTTTTGCCTGATTTTTTTGTACCTCAGCTTGAGCAGAGGCTTGTTGAGCTTGCGCATTTGCTTGTGATTGCGCTTGAATGTTTTGCTGTTGGATTTGTTGATCACGCTCTAGTTTCTTTTGTCGTTTTATTTTTAACAATTGGTTAGCTAATTTTATATTACGCACCTCTCGCAAATCTATTGCGTCATCAAGATCAATTAGCTTCTGGGCTAAAGCTACTTGAATATTATTTTCTAATATTTGTTTTTCTTCTTCATCTGGTAGTAATTCAATAAATATCCCGAAGTCATACAAGTGTAACTCGCTTAAATCGCCAAGAGTTGCTACGTTATGTGTTCCGATTGATTGAACAAACGCTTCTGCGGTTGGAGAATACTCTAGTATGTCAGCTATCCTTAAAGACAGCGCTTCAGCGGCTTCAGCGGTTAAAAACAACATAGACTGTAATATGTGTCTAGTAGCCGTGTTAGAGTTAGCGGCAGCCAACTTCTGTATGCCAACAAGAGCGTGCTTGTCAGGAGTGGAAGCGTCTCTAGCCTCATTAAGACCCGTCACGTCGCGGATCATTTGCAAGTAGTAATTATACGTTGTTATTAAACTAGTAATTTTGTTACTACCCGCACCGTTTTGAATTTGCTGAATAGGCACTTTGCCAGGATTCATATCACCCTCTTGCGTAAATGATCTACCAATTACACTACCAGTTTGGAAGAACATATTAAGCGCTTCTTGCGGGTTATAATTAGTTCCGTTGCCTAAATCAACTTCAGCGAGGCCATCCGCGTCAAGGTATACACCATCTGGGACCATACGCGACATAACTTGCTGTAACTTTAAGTGTGTCAGCTGAATCATGTCCGCAAACCCGGTGATTCTGCTAACTACAGATTCAATACGACCCTCATACATGCGTGGTGCAACGATGTTATAGCACATCTTAACCTTGTTAAAGTTAGACTTTGTTCGCATCATGTTTGGCACCATGCTCCATCTTAAAAGCTTTCTAGATCCAAGAACATATACTCCTTCGTAAAGAGTTTCAACGACTCTTTCTAATCTTGAAAAATTACCCTCTAATCCTTGCGGAGGATTAAATGTATCGTCTCGTCTAATAACTTTTTCGGCACCAGAAGCTGTTTCCTTAAGCTTATAAACGTCATTCATATGAGTTTTGTAGTTAAAATACAAAACCTGTACTTTATTGCTATCGTGACTAGCTTTGAAATGTATTCTACTACCTGATTTGTTGTGTATTTCTTTTATATCGCTTTCTGTAAGCTCAGGAAATTCTTTAACAAGCTCGTTAATTGGTATCTCCTTTACTTCTCCTACGTAATAAATATCTTCAAAGTACGGAGAATCTGTATGTGAATATACTAAATTAGCTGGATCAACGTACTTGACCTCAGCCCCGTCATTTATATTAAATGTTGTTTTTGTAGCTGCAATACCTATTGTTGTTAAGTCATATAAAGCCCTTCTCTTAATTAGCTCGTAATTTGAGCCCTCTAGTAACACATTAATTGCTTGCTCTTCTGCTATTTCAACTGCCTGCTTGTAATTAAGCTGCATGTGTAAAGCTAGCTCCTCCTGCGTGTCAGGTAGATCTTCTTTTTTATTCTCGTATAAGTTTAACTTAAGTGTTTGCTGGGCTTGGTCGTTAAATTCCTTAGACTGCATATCACGGAGCATAGACTCCATAAATTCAGTTCTTTTACTCATGCCGTATGCATCTTGTGAGAAACAATTTATTTCGTACGATCTTTGAGCTAGACCATTTACGACAATATCAACAAACTTAGACACTATTGGAACTGGTTTCCAATCAAGATTTAAATAACTTAAATCACCATTAATAGACAGTTCGTCTTTGTACTTTTGTACAGGCTGCTCGCCTCTAGCGTAAAGCCTTAGCTTACGGAAGTTATTTACGTTTGCGGCAAACTTAGATGTTGTTTCTCCAAAAAACCACTCGTTCTCAATAGCCCTAGCTACTCTTTCACCGTAGTCTTCCGAGAGTTTCTCGAGGTCACTAACCGCTTGTGAAGGAAAATTTATAACAGACTCTGCCATATTTATTTTTTAATTATTCTTGATGTAAATCCAGTGTTACTATATCTAGATATATGTAAATCTATTGGTTTTTTATTAGCGTCGGGATGTGGTTTGTACAAGTGTCGATTGCAAGCCATGATCGCTAGTCCTGAGCTTATAGTCGCATCGTGCTTTGTTCGTTTGTTTATATCAAATTTAGACCAATCGCTGAGAGTATCGCCAAAGTACATAGTTCCGTATGTACCGTCTTGCAGTAAACCAACGTGGTCGTTTATATACATTTCAACCGCCGCCGCATGAGCTTGCTTAATATCCTCACTTGAGTTTGGTATACCACCCACCTCTTTTTCGGCAACGGAAAGTTTGTTCCATATTTTATCTGGTCTATTCATGCTAAAACCTCTATAGCCTCTTCGGCGAAGATAGTACAGCAATCTGGGTTTGTTGTTCTCAGCTAGTATAGGCATGCCATAAAACACTAAAGCCATTAGAACGTCTTCAAAAAACATTTCGGCGGTTTGTGGTCTTGCTATGTATTCTAAGAAAAACGTGTTAGCAGGGGCGTCTTCCATAGAAAACTTTGTTAATCCGTGCAAAGCGCCTTTCGAACCGCGGCCATCAACAGTACCACTAATATCATAACTGTCGCAACCAAAGGCTCCAATATGTTCGTTACCCGGATATTTAACCCCATTCTTTATTATTACACTATTTTGGAGTTTTTCACCTGGTACCCAACTTATTTTAAATCTACCGTTAGAATTAGGCGTGAAAACAACCCTGGTGTCCTTAACGCCATTAAGCCATTGGAAATTCCCTGTTGTTAAAACGCTAGAGTTTTTATTACCTTCGTTATAATCTATTTGCTCGTATATCTTGATTAAATTAAATATGCTATTTTTAGTCTCGTCCCTGAACGCATGCTCCTCTGTTCTAGGAAATTGACGATAAAACTCGTTTAACGCGTCTTGATCATCTCTAAGACCATCCGCCTCGTTCTCCCAGTTGGTTATTACACCTACGTCAATTAATTCACCGTCTGGTCCCAGTCGTTCTCCATCACGTGGATTATCAAAGACTGGAAGTCCGTATTCATCAATAAATCCTTCATAGTTCCATTCCATTGGGATAAAGAGAGAATAAAGCCCAGACTTCGTTTGTCCATTAGCATTTCGTCTTGATACGTCAGAATCATAGAATAATTTTTTAAAGTTATCTCCACCTTTATCTAATGCGTTGCTAGTTGAACCCATCATGCACTTACCAACGATTCTACTACCTAACCTTAAACAGGTTTTAGTAACTCGCCAGTTGTTTAATATGTTATCAGGCCTTTCCCACTTACCACTCTCATCATGTACTAGCAAGTTTAGCTTTTCACCATCGTAGCTGTTGTCACCAGTGTTCTTCCAATCGATAGTAGTATCAAGACCGGCCAGCTCCTCTAATTGCTCGTTGCTCTGTATTTTTTTACGAGTAAACTTACTAGCAGGAACTCTATACGCGAGCTCGGACTTTGGACGATCCATACCATCTTGTATAGGTTTAAAGAAGAATGGGTAATTTATTGATATAGGTACAACTTTATCCGTAAACATTTTCTTAGCGTCGGAACCAGACTTAGAGAGTATCCCATATCTACTATCACTCGATATAGTGGCTAAGTTAACTGTTTCAGCTGATGACAT